GGGAGATCTTTGCGGATCACCTCTTGATGCCAAGGGGAAGGCGGATCTGCTGAAGTTTCTTGTTAACAAGGTTGTTCCTGACATGAAATCATCGGACTCCCAAGAGACCGTCCAGCGCGTTGACCGGGGTCGCCGAGCCGCTAAAGACTTAACAACTGACGAATTAAAGTCGATGACCCGTCAAGAGCTTTTAGATTTGTTAGACACTTGACGCTAGGCCAACGTGTCCTACACTGCCACTATGGAAAACATCTGTGACTCCACAGGAATTGCGATCCTTGCTAACGAAAGCAGCGATAACACAAACTGCGCTAGCAAAACGACTCTCGGTATCACCGAGAACGGTACGGAGATGGGTTTCCGGGGAAAGCGAAGTATCAAATCTAATTGCACTGGCTATACGATCTGTCGTATTTGCTTAGTAGACAAGCCGGATACGGACTACTACCCAAGATACGGCACATGCAAAGCGTGTTGCTATAAACGTAATCGTAAAAATCTAAAAAAAGAAAAAGCCATCTCGTACTCAAAAGCGTTTAACGAGCGCAATCCTGAATACCAGGCTATTAGAAGTAAAAAGTGGCGATTAGAAAACCCTGAAAAGGCACGCGCTGCGGTGCGTGCGTCTGTTGCTAAAAATCCAGAGAAAAAGAAACTTCGTGAAAGGGATCGAAGAGATAAAAACGCAGATCAAGTTCGTGCAAGCGGAAGAGCGAGCTATCACCGCAGGAAAGAAGCACGTCGGGAAAATGTAAACGCTGCCAATCGCGAAAGATCAAGATCTCCCGAACACAAGGAACGCATGCGTATAAAGCGTAAGGAAGATGTTACACATCGTTTACGTTGCTTACTACGCAAGCGCGTAACAGCATTGCTTACCGTTAAAACAGGACGTGCTGGAAGTGCAGTACGCGATCTAGGCTGCTCCGTTGCAGCCTTAAAAGCGCACCTTGAATCACAATTCAAGGACGGTATGACATGGAACAACCAAGGCATTGACGGTTGGCACATAGATCACATAGTTCCGTTGGCCTATTTTGACTTAACCGACCGGCGTGAATTTCTTATTGCGTGCCATTACACAAATCTTCAGCCTATGTGGGCTAAAGACAACATGCTGAAAAGCAACCAATTGCCTGAAGATCTTAAAACACTCACCCGTCAAGAACTCCTTGACCTTTTGGAATAAACTATGCTGTTTAACTTTGCTACTAAAGACGACATTGAACACGCGTTCGCAGAACTACGTATTGGCATTAGCCGACTTGAAGAAGAGTTAAAGACACTTCAAAGGGATTACTGCGGTCAATATCTAAGAAACATGGAGTTGCAGGATAAAAATATTCGAAGCGTCCAACACCTCGAAGACCGTATTCTCGACTTAGAGAATCCAAAGCCGAAGAAAAAGAAGTCAGCCGCTAAAGCGAAGAAGTGAACTTCAACGACACATGCCAATGGCGGGACAAGAACCATTACGCCTTTAAGGTGCAGTGCTCCTATCCCGCCGTGTATGTGAAGTTCCCCGTGTCGGAACACACGGCACGGTGCTTTCGTTGGCTTCGTGAACGCAAACCCGCACACCTACCGGAAGCACCGTGGAACTTAAAATAAAGACATGCTATTACTGCGGATCACTGTCAGTAATGCACGTATTCAAAACTCCCGTTTGCGCCATGTGCGCGTTTAAGTTGTTTAAATGACTACCCTATTTTTAAACCATGTTCAAATGCAGCCCGTCAACGGGTACAATAAAATATCCGCAAATATCTTCAACAAAGAACTAAATCTCTTTAGCTCGTTTTCAATAAAAGCTGAAAACGATGTGTCATTAACTAAGCCGGAGTGGATTGATGCACTGCGTAAAATCATCGAGGACTTAGAAAGAAAATGAGTAACTGTCCATACGAGGTGCTTGCGCGCACTATGGAAAAATATGCGGAAATGTCAGAGGCCGAGAAACTGCAATACCAGCACGTAGTTCGATATGCGGCAGCCGCTATTGTTCTTCCTCACACGCACCACGATACCGTAAAAGGATGGGTCACCGCGTGAGTAAGCACATTAAGTCTGAACTTGCACGGCGGGAGCTGGCGCGACGCGAACTCTTGCCGTACATCTGCTATATGAAGCCCGATTATAAAGTCGGTTGGTTTCATAAGCAGCTATCTGAAATTATGGATGCTTTTGTGGAAGCGGTGAACCGTAAAGGATCGCCACGCATTATATTATCCGTTGCGCCTCGCGTAGGTAAATCAACCGCCGTATCCGAGTACTTGCCGACGTATATCCTTGGCAAGAATCCCAAGGCGGAAATCGTAGCAGCTACCTACAACCAGGATCTCGCTAACAGCTTTGGTCGCAAAGTCCGCGACATTCTACAGAATCCACAATACCTGGATTTGTTTAACGTTGAACTCGATACGCAAGCGCAGTCCGTTAGCTACGTTCGTTTAAGTAAAGGCGGTAGCTACTACGCGGTAGGCGCTGGTGGTTCGCTCACGGGGCGCGGTGCAGACGTTATGATCATCGACGACCCCGTTAAAGATCGCGAAGCGGCAGACTCTCCCGTTGAATCGGAAAAGCTGTGGGAGTGGTATTCATCCACGGCCCGCACACGTATGTTGCCCGGTGGCGGCATTATTATTGTGATGACTCGCTGGGCTACTGACGATCTAGCCGGACGGCTCATTGATCAAGCTAACCGCGATCCAGATGCAGACCAATGGAAGATCGTGAACTTCCCCGCCCTTGCTGAACAAGACGAAGATTTTCGCAAAAAAGGCGAAGCACTACACCCCGAACGGTACGACCGCGATGCCTACCTGCGATTAAAAGCCTCCATTCAACCCCGAGATTGGGCCTCGCTCTATTGCGGTAAGCCCTACGTAGAGGGTGGTAATTTCTTCTCGCAAGACACGGTAAGGTACTACAAGGACAAGCCCGCAGAGCTGACATGGTTGATTGGCGTGGACTACGCAACGTCGGCTTCTAAGAAATCAGACAAGAGCGCCATTGTACCAATGGGTGTTGATTACGAAGGAAACGTTTATATCGGGGAGGACTTCTTCTACGATAACGTCGACCCCTGGGACGCCGTAGTTCGTACCATCGCCCTTGCCAAGAAGTACGAGGCACGCGACCTTGCAGGCGAATCTGGACCCATTCAGAACACTATGGGGCCTATCTTTTCCCGTGTGCAAGAAGAGCAGCATTGGTATGTGACCGTCTCCAAGAACGTACGTCGATCTTCCAAGGCCGTGGCGTCTCTTGGCATGAAGGCGCTGATGTTCAACGGTAAGCTCCATTTCCCCGATACGCCACGCATGCGTAACGAAATCATACCCGAGCTACTGGCATTCGACCCCAAGGTTGACCGTGGCGGCGACGATTTCATCGACGGAATAGTCAATGGATGTTTACTCATTGAATCCATCGGACGCCCCCTCCCACCCGCACCACCACCCCCAAAATGGCGTACAGACCCAGGAGCGGTCTACGGGGCGGACGTGTTCAAAAAGAAAAAGGGCGGGTCTGCAACCATCCCCGGATTACGGAGTAATAAATGGTGAGTGACACGGTAACGTAGACACCCACTAAGCTGTAGTAGCGGATTTTTTTCTGCTATATAGTCACGTTACCCCCTAACCCTAGGTTTACACCATGGCCCTCAATGCTCCTGTGCCCAATCTGGTCACTACCATTCCCCTCTTTTCGGCTGCTGCCCCTGTCTGGTCGCGCCGTATCAACGGTATCGTCGCCGGTCAGCCGACGGCTGCTAACTCAACCGGTGCCGCTACCCTGTACGGCGTCTGGCACCCCGGCACGCAGAATGCCGCGCGCGTGTTCCGTTTTCCCGGCGACGGTAGCACCGTTGCGTTCACCCTGCCTACCGCCGCAACCGGCGTTACCTACCCGACTACCGCTGCCGCGTCGTTGACCGTGATCAACTACCTTGAAGCGATTGCGATGACCTTCGCTCCTCAGTTCGCCCTTAACGCTGTCGTTCGTCAGCGCATGGGTTCGGATGCTACTCCGACCGGTACGCAGTGGAAGATCAACGGAACGACCGTTACCTTTGGTACCGCCCCCGTTGCTGGTCAGACCGTTGAGATTCTGATCCCTGATCCGGCTACCATCGCCCAGCTCCCTGGCGCGGCGCTCACCGCCAATACGCAGGTTCTGATCACTCCTCGTGATTTCAGCACTGCTGGCGTTGCTGCTGTGGTCCTGAGCACTGTTGGCTCGCGGTAATTCGTGAACGACGCTCGCTTTCAGCAAACGGCCCACGGCTTTACAAAGCTTACGGCGGTACGCTCGGAAGCGGGCGCATGGCGACGTTGCGTGGCGGGGGAAGCCCCGCACGCAATCGTTGCTCGTGTCATGGGTCTCGACACGTTTTCTATTGTTACCAATGGCGAACTTGACGGACTCGACTCCCTCACCGCAGGTGCTACCTATGGCGTCGGAACCAACGGTGATCTCCAAGTAGGGCTTTCCCCTACCGTTGCTCGCGTAGTTCGCAGTACCGCAATCCTTGTCGATCTCAGTATCGCAACCGCCTCAAACGCTTCCGATTTGTCGGCTATCAATGCGGCAATCGCTGCTCTACAAACCGCTATAGCGCAAACGGTCATCGTTGCTGGAGGGCCTACCGGCTCAGCAAACACGGTACCGGTCATTACGTATGACGCTAAAGGTAGGTTGACGGAGGTCACTACCGCTACTATAACGGCCTCGTCTATTGGAGCCGTGTCCTCTGCACAGGCTCGTCAATATGCTTGGAGCGTGGCGTCATGATGATTCTTTCGGGCACTAAGACCCTGACCGCATCGTTAGCTGCTGCACCCGCAACCACGCAGCCGACTTTTGTTGTCGCGTACGCTGAAGTGAACGCGACACAGGTTACCGAAGACACCAACGAAGTCACTGCTACCGGAACCACTCCCGTAACGGTGCTTTCCTTCCCCGCCGCAGGCTTTCGCCGCGTCATCAAGAGCTTATTTGTAACCAATTTGGACACGGTACCTACCACGGTAACGGTGTTTATTAACGGATTTCCTGCCGGAAAAGCTACTATTGGGTCCGGTTTGAGCGTTGATCTGGCTTCTTCCACGGCTATCCCTGTTTCGCAAGGTCAAGTCGCTACCGCCACCCTGATGGGTAACAACAGCGGGGTGAGTAATTTACCGTTCGCGTTGTCGGCTACCGCGTCGCTCACGTTACTCGGTATTCCTGGACTGCAAACGTCGGGCATCACCGGAAACTTGACACTTTCCAAGACGGGAACTACGGCTCGCACCCAAACCGCCCGCGACGCCAGCGGGAACCTGTGCTTGGATACGGTTGACAACAATTTTGCCACTATTCAGACGATTGACTTGAGCAGCGGTACCCTCCCGGCGATGGTAAACCCAGCTGCCACCAGTCTGCGAATTGCTGACGGTCGCGTTCAAGAATTTATCTCGTTTGCAAATACCGGGCAACTGCGCATCGCCAGATGTGCCGATGGCACGCGAGCCGTGCCGACTGCGGTGCCTAATGGTCGCGGTTTCATCGTCGATCAAGTCAACGGCTACGATGGGTCGGCATGGGTCATCGGTCCCAACGTCTATGGGGTGTTTGCCGATGGCCTTTGGACTGCCACTAATCGCGGTACATACACGGCCTTTAGTGGCATTCCCAACGGAAGCACAACGGGCGCCGAATGTATGCGCTTACAAAACGGCTGCCAAACCCTCGGCGGAATCGCAGCAGTATCAGGCAACGGCCTCATTCAGCTCGCCAGCGGCACGACTAAGGCGAATGGGATTGCGTTTGGCGATTGGATCGTCCACCGCGTTGGCGCTACCGATTTTAATTTTTCTCCTGCTGCCGCCACTGACGGTTATGTCAGAGTGGTCAGAAGCAGCGGCGAAACGCTGGCGCTTGGGGCGGCAAGTGGCGTATGCGTAGTTCGGGCAGCTTCTGCGCACCCCCTATGGATTGGGGCGAATGGTGGAACCGCCATCACCATCGACACGTCGCAAGGCGTCACCACCGCAGCAGCAAACTACGTCAAGGTTCGTTCGGTCGCAGCCTCAGCTGGAACGACTACACTCAATGGGACCGACGACACCGCAATCCTAACTGGTGCGGCAATCCACACGTTCACGCTCCCTGCGGCAGCGAACGGTCGGCGCTTATTCATCAAGAACCGTTCGAGTCTTGCGCTGACCGTGAATCGCGCCGGGGCGGACACCATTGATGGATTGACCACTATCGCCGTGGCTACCGGAACCGCAAAAATCCTCATCGCTAACGGCACCGATTGGTGTGTTTGGAACGCATAAATGATTACCGACCTCATTAGCTTACAAGACGCCATTGCGTTAGCGCAATCGGTTCCTGACTACTACAACGAGGACGGCGCAAAACGGCAAGCCGAGGCGATCGAGATTGTCCGGATTCGCGCCCCTATTGCCGATGTCGGAGAGACGCAGGCCAGCGATTCTTGGCGGATTCAGATCCCCCGTACAAAGCTATGGTCGCTTCCGAATGGTGACAAGATAAGCCAAGGCATGGCAAGCCACACCAATAAGCTAGAGCAGGTCTACACGCAGAGCGTCGTTATTAACGACGTGCGTATCCCCGTGATCCTAGCACAGGCGATTCTTGGCGCGTATTTCGTTGCCCTTGAAAAAGGCGAAATCATTCCTACTGCGGTGGAATCGTGAAGATATTAGCGTATTTGACTCGCGTTGGCTCTGCTTCAAGCCAGCTTGCAAACGTCATTTTCCTTGGCGGAACTCCAAATGAGTCCATTAGCGGGAGAAGCTATCGTCGGCAATGGTGGATTCGTCGCCCTATTGACGCTGTGTTAGGACGCAATCATTGCAAAAATTCGTACGTGCAGGACGCTGTAGACGCGGTAGATTACCTCTATGAGTATAGTTACCATGACGCCGTTTGAAGCCCTGGGCATTTTAGACCAAGCTGCAAGCATGGCTCCTGGGAACAGGCGTGATCATCTCACCATTCAACAAGCCGTGGAAGAGCTCAGACGGTTTATTGTCGAAAACAAGAAAGAAGAAGACGGCCATGGCTGACACGATCATTTCAACAGAAGTCGTCATTGCCGGATTTGTTGCACTTGGTGGCGCTATCGTGTGGCTTGCCCATAAGTGGGACGCAGGCAACACGCGCTGCGAAGAGCGTAGCAATATGCTGCATCGTGAACTCGGAAGCCTTCGCGATTGGACGCAATCCAAAATGCTCGAGGCGTTACAGGAAAACACCAAGGCGCTTCGCCGGCTTAAATACGAAGTTCGCGACTTAGATCCGTCGGACGCCGTCCATAACGAGACTGAATCGGATCTGGTCCCGGTGGTTGTTGAGATGCCAGAACGGCGCAATCGCGGATCTATCTCGGGGCAAGTGAGAAAAGTACAGTGAAAATCATACTGCTTTTGCTATCGTTGCTTGCTACGGGCTGCGCATCGCGAGGCACGGCAAACGGAACTCGGCATATTGTAGAAAGAAAGCAGACCGCTGTTGTCATTCCAGCTACGGTAGAAGCACCTGCTCAAATAGTCCCACTAATCGAAACGACCGAAACGTGGGAGGATACCGAATCGCGCTACGAAGAGATCGCAGGCCCCGATCTTAAACAGATCGCGCCTGCTGTTGCGGCGCTGTCGTCCGCTGCGGCAACTGGTGTCACCGGAGGAACGGGGCTACTTGCTGTTTTTACCACCGTGGCAACCGGGCTATTGGCATACGGAGCGCGAGAAGTCCTGGCGCGAAAAGACCAGAATAAGCAAGCCGCAGACGCGCAGCAGCGTATTGACTACCTCAAGCAGCAGCGAGACGAAGCCGCAGCACGCGCCGAAGCGTACGCCTTGAAGCTACCGCCATCTTAAGCTTGCAAGCGAACGTTCACTTATTAGGCTGCGGGCTATGCTTGAAGCCTCTTCTATCGGCGGCCGTACTCTTGTCTGGAAACTACCTGCTGGCGTAGCTGGCAAAGCCGTCGACCTCGGCAGCACGAAAGGCTGGTCGATTCAGATCGACGGCGATTTGGGCGGTGGCGCCGTAGTGCTGGAAGCGTCGAATAACGGCACTCGGTTCTACCCGGTAGATACTTTTGTTGTTCCTGGCTTGTACACCCCAGAAGATGACTTTTGCTGGTACCGGATTGAGTTCAAAGACGCTGCGGAAAACGCGGCTATCGAAGCCACCATCTACACGTATTGAGCCATGAGTAACCTTACCGCTGCCGCATCTGAAATCCGTAAAATCAGCAAGGCTTTTGCTGGTCTGGCTGAACTAGGCGCGGCTATTGACGCCGCGTTGCGGGCAGAGATGGCGGTAACGCTGGCTGAAAAGCAGCTTGACGAGCTTAACAAGAAGATTGCCAAAGCTCAAGCTCAGCACGAAGTGGACGAAACAGCTTTTGCCAAGCACTACGCGGACTTGCAGAAGAATGCCTTCAATGCGGAAGAGGAGGCCAAGAACGAATTGGCCAAGATTAAAGCAGACGGCGCTGAGGCTTTGAAAAAGGCTAAGGACAAGCTGGCTGATATTAAAGAAGCTACCGACGCAGCTGTTAAAGCCTACGAGAATAAAACTTCGGCGGCCGAAAAGCTGTTGAAGGAAAAGGAAGATGCAGTTGCTGTAGCGGATAAGAAGTTGTCCGACATCAACGCGGCTATTGCTGCCATTGCTGGCCGCTAACGCCCGTAGGATGATGCATGGCTACTCTCGTCTCGACAACGTCCGGAAATTGGTCAACCGCAGGTAATTGGACGGTAGCTAATACTGGCGTTGTGTCCGGCGCGGCCCCCACGTTGGCCGATGAAATTGCCATTCCATCGTCACGAACAGTGACCGCGAGTGGCTACACGGCCAACGCGGCAGCTATCGGGGCGTCCACTTTTGTTGTTGCTGCGGGTACTGGAATTATTCCTAACGGTGCGGTTGTTTTTATTACTGGCACGACCGGCATGTATATGGTTCGTGGTGGCGGCATTAGCGCTCCAGGAAACACGCTAACCTTTTCACCTCCACTACGTACCGCCGTCACCGCGGGCTCTGCTATCCGGGTGTATGGTGGTACCGCCGGCTCCGTGATGACCGTAGACAACACGTCATGCGTGGGCGGTGGCGACGTGGTTGCTGCGGGTGGAGCCTTGTTGGCTGGAAAATTGCAATGGTCAAGAATTGCAGACTCGACCCTTACGCTGAGATCAAACCTTAACCTTAATCTCGCCGATGCGGAATTGGATATGGGGACGGCGGCATCGCCTATACCCGCCGCCTACACGGCAATTCTGAAATACGATTCCGCAACTCCAACGAACGGAAAATACGGACTTGCCAGCTCTGCCGGAAGCATAACGACTTCGAAGATCAGCGTTTACGGAGCTGCAAAAACAGGGTCTACGACGACAACCACGGCGATTACGGCCTCGGCAGTAAATCCCACGGTGCGCATAGCTGACGCCACCGGATGGGTTGTCGGCGACTATGTGCTATGCGCCTCGACGACTGCAAACACCCCTGCCAATATGGATTCTTTCGTTATCGCATCGTTGACGCTCGTTTCGGGTACGATCTACGATGTGGGCATGACAGGAACCTCGACGTTTGACCACGCGAGCGGCTGCCCCGTCATTAATTCGAGTCGTAATGTTCGGCCGGCTGAACCAATTAGCGCCACGTCGTCAGCGTTTTTTACCCTGTCACTCAATCAAGACGGCGTAGGCGCGGCAAACTCGATCGAAATCCGCAACGCTGAATTTGCCTACGGTGTTCAAGGCACAAGCGCTACGAGCCTAAGCGGGTTTAATATTTCCGGACCCGTGGCATCCGTTAATACGCTATTTGTCGGCATTTCCGGGTGTTCGTTCACGACGCTCAGAAATGCGCAAACGGTCGGCGCAGGATTTAGTCCGACGTTTATGTATATGCAATCGGTTCCTATTTCGGATTGCGTATGGTCTACTAAGTCGACGACGCTGACATCCTGCAACGTCCGGCAGGCGCCAATCGTCCTCATGGAAAACTGCGTGTCCATTGGCGGTGGCCTGTGGGCAAGCATCTCATCTTCGCAGGGCTGTCAGGGTTTTACCGAAAACTTTTGCAAGCACTACTCGCATTCGGCGGTGGTATACGATCCAATTGTAAATGTGGGTCGATTCATAAACGACACCGTTTTTGACAACTGCGGCAATATTGAAACCGGTAGAAGCGGATCTGCGACGGTGTATTCTCGATGCTCCTTTGGCATGGCGTACGGCGCTGTAGCTGGTTCTCGCCTAGTGACCAAACTTAGTACGCTGTCGTATGCCCCAGTAGAAGCGGTTGACTGCCTTTTCGGGTCCGCCTATACCGCATCAGATGATGTGTCTACGCCGACACTGATGCAAGCGTCAGACTACTGCCTGGTAACAAACCGCCAGGCGGACGTCACACAACACACGCTGACGAAATTTAACGGTATAACGAATCGCGATAACGCGACCGCCTACCGCAGTCCCTCAGCGGTCCAGCTAAGGCCAACCACGGCTAGCGTCGCGTTGACGAATACCGTAAACATCACGGCGGTAGCGGGAACTGCGCTTCGCGTGATCGGTTACCTCCGCTATGACAGCAATCTCACCGGGGCAACCCTGCCATCGGTCACGCTGAGTGGAGCCGGATCAACGCCGGCTACTTACACCCAAACAGGCGCGGCCAATGCATGGGAAAAGTTTGACCTGACGGTAACGCCAGCGGCAAACGGAACCGTCACGCTCGTCACTACCGCAGTAAGCACCAGCGCAACGGCCAACGTGTGGCTTTCGGGTGTTTGTACCAGTCCCTGGGTGTCATCATCGCGTCACTACGGGTTTGTTCCCGTAGTTGGCATTGCAACGCAATCGGTCGATACGCAGATATCGGTGACGAACGAGTCGACCGTAGCTGCATACACCACTCTTGAGACGCAAGCTAAGCTCTACGACCGGCTTGCTCTTTGGGGTTGCGACAACCCGTCGTCGGCAATCTTTTTTAGCCAAGCAGGCGGAACCTTAAACCTCGGCTCAAAAAACCTGATTGTTGACGCAACCGCCGCTAGTGTGCTAGTCGTATCTGGTAGCGATGTGACCATTAAGGCAACGACCTTGACGGGCACTAGGATCGTTACGACCGGAACAATTAGCTTTGTTAACGGAGCTGCCCCCGCACCGTCGTTGGTGTATCAAGATGTCAGCGGCGTAAGCGCCCCGATTCTTGCACCAAACTTGATTAACGGCACTCGGGTGCGTATCTACAACGTCACCGACTCGGTGCAGTTGGCAAATGCTACCGCCGGAGCAAGCGGGTATGTTAGTCGTGTGATTTGGACGGCAGATAAAACGGTGCGTATGACCACCCGCTACGTCAGTGGCGTGTCGGCAAAGGCTAGAACTACCTCAATCGGCGTTCTAACCTCGTCCGGTCTGACGTTCCTAGATACGCAGGCAGACGATGCGGCGTATGTCGCCAATGGTGTGGATGGCGCGTCATGCGACAGTTCCAGTGGCGGCGAGTTTACTGCCGACTATCCGAATATCCAAGTGGATATCAACGATACCGATAACACTACGTCTCTTGCGCGTATCTATGCTTGGCTGTGCTATCAAGAATCTACGTCAAGCGGCATAATCAACTTTTTTGGCGCAATGAGCGCAACGGACTCTGCCAACTACCTTATCGACGGAAGCATCGTTGATCTGGCATTTGATAATCGCAAAACCGCACTGCTCACGATTAACGGCGGATTTGTGCAAAAGCTGGGCGGTTCCCAAGGTCTGGTTGCGACCAGTACGGTCGGGGCGATCTATTTCGATAGCGGACGGGCGTACCTTGCTAACGCGGCAAATCTCCCTGCCGATTCAGCAACTGCGGTGTGGTCGTCCCTGCTTGAAGGATCTTTCTCCGCTGCCGACATTATGCGGATCAATGCGGCGGTCGCTGCTGGTAAAACGAGCGGACAACCAACAGCGCCGGTGTTCCGTGACCTGAACGATACGGTTAATCGCATTGTCGGTACGGTTGACACCAACGGCAATCGCACGGCGGTGACGGTGACGCCGTGAGCTGGTCGGCTAATTGGAATAGCAACTGGGTAGCTAACTGGCTGGGAAACGCCAATTACAATCCCATAGCTGGCGGTTCGGGGTACTTGCCTCGTATCCGTAGCGGGCTTGGATTCTTTCGTCACAGGTGGCCACGCGCATGAGCACGACAACTAAAATCAAAGTCAGCACCCTTGCGCTGTCGGCAACTCCCGCCCGTTTACCAGATTCGGGCATGTTTGTCGTTGAAGCTCGCATGCAGGGTTCCGCAGCGTGGCAGCTAACCGACAACAGCCAGATTGCCTATTGGGATGTCCCACTAAGTACGGTTGAGTTCGTTCCAGTGCAGCAGATTGAGCAATACGTCTGGGTCAAGGGATCTGGCACGTTGACGATCGTTTACATTGGCGTAGAAAGACTACCATGAATCCATCTATTGAAGCCGCACAGATGGACCCGGCTATTCCTGAAGTTGCGGAAGTGGTTGAACTTGTTGCTGAGAAGACCCCAGAGGCATCGGCCTCGGAGCGGGCGCTCATCACGGAGTTCAACGAACTTGTTAAAACCCCGCAGTTCCTACGCGATGCTTTCGAGCAGATGCAGGAAGATCGCGCCTACGTTGCCGAAGAACTGATCGGGTCCAAGGACCAAGACACGGTTATCGTCAATCAAGTTCTCAAGAATCAGCAGACGGTAGTTGCCAACCTCGGCTTAGACGATCCTAAAGCCTCGTGCAAAGTGCTGCCCCAGGCGGGCGGCCTTGTTGATCCGTCGATGACGGCAATGTCCGAGACCATGGAATTGTTCCTCAATCGGATGATCACGCAGACGCGACTTCCTGAATTGATGGAAGGCGCTGCACAAGACGCGCAGACTAACGGCATTGCGTGGTTGAAGGTGTCCGTACAGGAAGACTTCCTAAAAGATCCCGTTGGTCAGAACCGTTTCAATGATCAGCAGGAAAACGTCGCTGAGTACTTGCGCCTCCAGGAAGCCAAGGCCGCTGGCGACTTTAACGACGACAGCGCCGATGCACAGAAGCTGAAAGACTTGGACCATACCCTCAAGGTGTGGATGGCGGATCGCATCATTGCGCAGCCGCCCATGATTCCGCAGACCGTCATGGACCCCATGACCGGCATGCCTACTGAGCAGATGGTGCCAGATCCGACTGATCCGCGTACCGTGCGCAAGACCGCGATCATCGATGGCGAAGAGCTAGATTTGCTGGGGTGCCCCGAGCTTGAACGGTATCTCGGCTTTAGCGTCGATCAGCTGCTACCGGAAGATGTGCGCTGGGACTGGTCCATTAAACGCCCCGAGGAGCTTCGTCGCGGCGCTTGGATGGCGTATCGCGTCTATCTGTCAAAGGAAGATATTGCGGCTAAGTTCGCCCTAGAGCAGGACGAGTACAAGTCCATCACGGTTTACACGACGGACGGCAAGAAGACCGAACGTCGTTGGGGCATTCTCGGACCGGATGAACGTACGGACATTGAAGCCCAGCAGATCAATGATCGCTGTGCCGTCTGGACGTTGGAGCACCGCGTTATGGGGCGTCGCTACGTGTGGGTGGACGGCGTCAGTCGTTTCCTCGCTAGCGAAGTGTTCCAGGCCGTTGGATCAAATCCGTTCAGCCTGTTCCCCGTGTACTTCAATCGCGTATCCGGTCGGGCTTTGCCGCTTTCGGACGTGCGTTTGCAGCGTGATCTTCAAAACGAGTACAACCTACTTCGCACGCACGATCGCCAGGGTCGGCGCGCTAGCTACCCGTGGGTCGCCCTTGCTGCCGGTGCTGCGGATCAAGCCGATATTGACGCCATCGAAGGCCGTGCGCCGTTCCAAGCCGTCATGCTCAAGAAAGCGGACGACGTTAACAAGTACATGAAGGAGATGAATGGAGCGCCCTACAACCAGGGGCTCTACGATACCTCCAAGGTAGTTGCTGACATGCAGATGGTGGCCAACGTGCCATTGACGGGCATGGGCGTGCAGGGCGAAGGCAAAGTTGCTACGGATCTGACCTTGGCGAACCAGGGCATGCAGAAGGCCAATTCACGGCGTCAGGCACAGCTTAATCGCACGTTCTCTGACCTGCTGGAATGGATGGGGCAGGTTGCCGTTAAGGTGTTCCCCGCGGATAACATCAAGGCGATGTGCGGCATGCAGTCGGTGTGGCTTGCACTATCGGCGGAGCAGTTGTCGGTTAATTTCCAGATTGAAATCCAAGGCGCCGTTTCGGGACCGCCGGATTTTGCGGGAAAAATGCAGTTTTGGACGGCTTTCCCTGATATCATCATGAAGCTGCAAAGCGTCCCCGGCATCAATGTCGGAAACGTGATGGCTAAAGTCATGGCCCTTGGCGGTATCTCCGAAGACATCCGCAATTTCTGGAATCCGATGATGGCGCAACCAGGGGGAATGCCTAATGCGCCAGCCCCTGGCGGCGACCCCAATGCACAAGGACCGCGTGGTCAAGAGGGCGGAGCGCCCCCTATGCAGGGCGTTCCTTCACCTGAAAAGCTTCCCAACAACCCGGGCAATCGCCTCGGTCAATAAACCCTTGCAGGAGCAATGCAAGCCGCTATGAATACAGAACAGATCACCCCTGACGGGGAAGTGGACGTTAACGATCAAGCCGCCCCTACGTCCCAGGGTGAGGAAAGCACGAAGCCGGAAATCGGCAACGACGCTATTGATACCGCCGAACATTCGCGGGAATCCCTCATCCAGTCGCTAATTCAGAAGCCTGTTGAAGAAAAGGCGGAAGAAGAAGTTTCCGAAGAGGTTTCCGAAGACGACGATGACGAAGAGCCGGAAGGCGACTCGGCACCTGTCTCGAAGAAGTCGGACGACGATGAGCCTAAGTCGCTTGTTGGTGCTGACCTTGCTGCTGATAAGCGGCTTGGTGAACGTACCAAGAAGACGATTGACGAGCTGCGAAAAGCTGCCGCCTTTGGCGACGTGATTACGCAGATGCTCACCAAAAACAAGATCAGCCCAGAAGAGTTCGCCAATTGGACGGCTCTCGCGGCGCAGGTCAAGAATGGTGACAAAGAGGCTATCGGTACCTTGATTGCAACGGCTAAGGCGTTCGGCTGGAAAGAGTCGGCCCCGGTAGAAGCCCCCAAGGTCAAATCAGTAGACGATGTTGCGAAGGAAATCTACGACGCGGAGTTCGCTTCCGAAGTAGACGATCTTCAGATCGGTGAGCAGGTCGCCCGAAAGCAATCACGCCGGTTGGCGGAATTGCAAATCAAGGCCGAGAGACCCGCCCCCGAACCCGAAAAAATCCAGCCTCGCGCACCACAAGACCAGCAACGGCACGACCCTATCCGGGAAGCTGCTATTGCGGAGGTAGTGCGTTTGGAAAAAGAGTACGAGGCGAAGATTCCCAATTTCGCCAAGATCGCCACTGCGGTCAACGAACGTCTTAGCCAAGCCAGTCGCACTAGTAACCCTCTCATGTGGACTGCGGTTTATCAGGACATTGTGCGCGATGAAGTCCGTAAGGCGTCGCCCGTGACCGAGAGAAAACCAATCAAGCCGGTAGCTGGGACTCAGGTCCGTTCTAGCTCCGCACCCGCTCCTAAGCCAGTCGAGATAGATTCCCGAGCACAGCTCATTCGGGACATCGCGGCTGGGAAGTTCGTTCGCTAAACCCGACCCTTGCCCATATCGGCGGGGTCAAACCCGCCGCTATGCGGTAAGGATCGTCTCGTGACTACCTTCACTCCCGAAGCTCTTCAATCCATCGCCTACGCCGCCTACCCTGGCGTGCTCAACCGTAAGAAACAGATCAAGGCTGATCGCAAAGCGATGCCTTGGTTTAACCTGCTGGAAAAGCTGGAAGGCTCGGCCCCTGTTGCCGGTGTCTCGGCTGCCGGTATCAACGGCCCTATCCTCAAGTACCAGCTCACCGCTGAATTCGACCTGCAAGGCTTTGAGCGTCGTGACGTTCTCGGCTTCACTGAGTCGCCAATTGAACTCGAAACGCAGTTCCAGTGGGCCAATCTGCACATGGGCCAAGAGTTCGTCCACGAGGACATCGAAGCCGCTTGCGGTCTGACCATCGTTCCTAATCAGTCCCGCAGCACCAAGATCGGCAAGGTTGATTCTGAGTCTCAGGCGCAGGTGCTTGTTGATTACTGGATGGCCAAGCTCGAAGCGATGGACGACAAGTTTGATATCGCCTTTGATCAGATGCTCCTGTCCGACAACTCGGCTAATCCTAAGCTCGCCCAGGGCTTGGATGCGTACCTGCCGTTCCCGGCTGCTACCGGCTTCGTCACCACCGGCTCTATCGGTACCAAGCTCCGCGCGTCCAGCTCGGTTCTCCAGCACTACGCTGAAATCGGCTTGACCTACGGCGCTGCTGGCACCCTGCGTGCTGGTCTCACCCGTGCTCGTCGTCAGGCTAACCTGTCGCTTCGCGGCATGGAAATGGGCACCGATGGCGTTGACTTCATCATGGCCGGTGCTGGCGCTATCGACCGTTACGTTAATTACTGCACCACGAACAACATCCAGTTCACGACCACGCTGGCCGATAAGAAGCGTATGGCCGACATCGGCTTCCCCGATACCGGCGTCAGCTTTGAAGGCACCCCGATTATCCACAACCCGACCTTTGAGGTTCTGGATACCCTGCTCGCCCCAGCCGCTGCGTGGACTCGCCGCATGTACATGCTGAATACCAAGACGTGGCAGCTCTCGTACGCCCCGGCCAAGAAGAAGGTTATGAGCTTCCCGCCCGATGCTGGCGACGTTCGCGTCACCCGTATCTCGCTCGACAGCAAGGCCGTCTTGCTGCCGAAGGCTCCGAACGCGAACGCCGTTATTCTTTTGGCGTCTTGATCCGTAAAAAACCGTACGTCGTTGCTCCCGACAGGTTCTCCCTCGTGGCTTGCCACGGGGGAGTTTGTTTGTAGCGTGACACGCGGAGCAAACCCTTTATGGATATCCCTAATTCCCTTATCACCATTCGATGCCATAGCGGCATGGGCTACGGCCCGTTGATTTACCCGTCGTACGTTTCTAACGTGTTGCGTCGTGTATTCAGTGGTCGCTTGGAACCAACCGCAGCAGGCAACGGCGTTGACGTACAGCCGTATCCTGAAGATGGTGATCCGTCTATGCGCTACCGTGATGTCAGCAGCGTTGAGCAAGAAATCGGATGGCTTCGCAAGGTTTACAAGGGCGAGAACGGCATGTACCATGTCGATGCCGTGTGGAATCCTGAGAGCCTGAAGAAAGAATTTGAACGTTTGCTGGTGGCGGAACACGATCGCTTGCGTCAACAGGCTAAGCCTCGCGCTCAGGTGGCGGCTAATCCGACCTTCCTTGCATTCGGTCTTACCGAAGATCAAGCCCGCGCTTTGCAAGCTGCCGGATTCGTGGATCGCGCTTCCTGCGTCGGTCAGAGTCTTGTGGATCTCGCCAGTGTGCCTACCATCACTATTGACGTTGCCGGTCGCTTGTCAGCGGCTGAAGTCAAGGTCGAAGCCAAGAAGTAATCATGCCAGAAGCCCTCGCACCTACGCTTGTTGAACTACGCAACTCCGTGTTGGTGCGAGGTGGCTACTCGGTCTCGGGCGGGCAGGCGGCTGACGCCTATCCGCTTGTTGACGAGTTGCTGCGAAAAGCACAACGCGAATTGCACCTCGAAGCGCCGTGGCTAACGCAACGCACGCGGGCAACGTACAGCCTGATTACGGACCAAGCAGTCTACGACACGCCAGACGATGCATTGATGTCTCGGCTTGGGCGCATTGCCGTCATCAATGACTCAGGGAATGAGTTCGACCTTACCGCCTATCATGGCGCACAGTTGCGGAATATTACCAAGACAAGCGGCATGCCGTACGCTTATGAGATTGTGGATCGGGCCTTGCGCCTGTACCCGGCTCCGACAGCTACGTGGGTAACGCTGGTTATTGAGTACTACCAGAATCCGGCTAGTTTGCTGTCCGAAACGGATCGCACTAACGTTGATCCTGAAGCATTGATTCAGCGTGCAGCGTATCTGTTGAAGCGCCACACGGGCCTCGGCGGTGATTACAAGGCCGACATGGTCGACCACATGCGCTACCTGCAACGCACTTCGCAAGAGCAGGGCGAGATTCGCGCTATCAGCATGCGCGGATATGTTCCGGTGGTGTACGATAACTTGCGCCTACGTGGCTCGCGCTACTGGCGTACTGATTGGAATCCTTGGTAATGGGTGAACCTCCTGTCGTAACCGTAGGCGACTTTGTCGGCCTCGATCTTCGTCGCGGTGTCGATGCCAGCGCACCCAACTCGTTGCGCGAAGCGACGAATCTGGACTTGACCACGGGCGGCGGCTTG